TATAGCGGTGGGACTAAGTATGCGATGAGGTGGGATTTTAGAGACAGATAGAACCTTACCCGTATAATTAAAGGGAAAGATCCTAAAAGGATGTGTCTTCTTGTTTATCTAGGCTAGAGAGTTATCTCTCAGTAGACTGTGCCCCGATAATTCCTTGTAGATCCAATCCTGGCAAGGTAACTAAGGAAACACTTACTGTACGCCACGTTTATCCGCATCTGTCAGACACTACATTTGCGAGGGGTGGGTTATGCCCCCAAGACATAATAGTATATCCATCTCTCCCTAATAGCAAGTTATATTTATCTTGCAGTATTTATTAAAGATAGCTTATACTTCTGTATGACAGTTATGGCGGGATAGAGATGAGAGTGTTAGTGGCTTGCGAGTTCTCTGGTGTAGTAAGAGATGCGTTTAATGAGCTGGGCCACGATGCCTGGTCCTGTGATCTCATCGCAGCAGAAGGTAAGCATATCCATGCAGACGTTCTTTCTGTGCTAAACGATGGGTGGGACTTGATGATAGCCCATCCTCCCTGTACCCATCTATGCGTAAGTGGTGCGAGATGGTTCAAGGATAAGCTTCCAGAGCAAGCAGAAGCCCTGTGGTTTGTAGATGCACTCCTTAACGCACCTATACCTAAGATTGCGCTTGAGAACCCTATAAGCATTATCTCTAGTAGAATAAGAAAGCCAGATCAGATTATCCAACCTTGGCAGTTCGGTCATGGAGAGACTAAGGCTACTTGTTTATGGCTAAAGAACCTACCTAAACTACTTCCTACAGATATAGTTGAAGGCAGAGAGGCAAGAGTTCATAATCTGCCCCCGTCACCAGATAGATGGAAGCTGCGATCTATTACGTATACTGGCATAGCTAAAGCAATGGCTACTCAGTGGAGTTAAGATGTTAATGCTTCCGTATCCCCCTTCAGTTAATACTTATTGGAGAGCTAATGGGAATAGACGGTTCATATCTAAAGCTGGAGTTATCTTTAAGAAAGCTGTAGCGGATTATGTATCTGAGAACAATGTACCTAAGTTAGGGGATGCGAGACTGTCTGTATGTATCATCGTATGTCCTAGAAGCAAGAGATTGTTTGATATAGATAATATATGTAAAGCAGTACTGGATAGTTTAATGGATGCTGGTGTATATGACGATGATAGCCAAGTAGATAAGCTGTATGTACAAAGAGGTGTTCCATTTAAGGGTGGCAGATGCTTGGTCGCTGTAGATGTGATCCCACAGACGGAGTGATGAATGTCAGATAGTTTCGCAAAGAAGATACCATCCTTGAAGAATTACGGTGGTATCAGGACGATACAGAGTGATTTAAAGAGATCTGCAACACTAGAAGCTAACAAGGAAGCGGTATCCTACGCCTTGTTATCTATGGCTAACACTAAGCTCACGGATATCATGTCGTGGGATGCTCAAGGTAACATTACAGTAAAGCCATCTAACGAGATCCCCGAGCACGCACTTCAAGCCATTAAGTCCATTAAGTGCAATACTAGGACTGATAAGGATGGTAACTCCTACAATACCCTAGATATAGAGCTGTTTGATAAGGTTGGAGTGCTCAGATTGCTTGCGAAAGCCTCTGGATTGCTGGATTCTCCACAAGACTCTGATAAACCTAGTGTTATTGGTATTAATATTAGGACACCAGACATTATTGAGAACGGATCTCCTGATGTCTAAGACTAAAGAACGTAGCCAGAAAGAGGTTGGGGTTGCCGGTCTTAACCTTGACTTCAGTAAATCACCCGTAGTCTACGACTTCATACGCTCAGATGCCTTTGTTAGAGGCATTATGGGTGCCGTAGGTAGCGGTAAGTCATATGCCTGCTGTGCTGAGATAATGCTGCGAGCTGTTAAGCAGAAGCCTTCTCCTATAGACGGGATAAGGTACACCCGCTTTGCTATCGTTAGAAACAGTTATCCAGAACTAAAGACCACTACTATCAAGACTTGGATAGATATGTTCCCAGAGAATACCTTTGGACATATGCTGTGGACCCCACCTATTACTCATCATATCAGACTGCCATCTAGGGGTGGTGCCGCTGGTATTGATTGCGAAGTCATCTTCCTTGCGCTAGATCAGCCTAAGGATGTCCGAAAGCTACTGTCCCTTGAGCTTACCGGCGCTTGGGTTAATGAGGCGCGAGAGCTGCCAAAAGCAGTCATCGACGGACTTACCCATCGGGTTGGTCGTTACCCCACACAAAGGGATGGTGGCCCCTCTTGGCATGGCATATGGATGGATACTAACCCAATGGATGACGATCATTGGTGGTTCCGTATGGCAGAAAAGGAAAAGGTTACCGGTAAGTATGGATGGGAGTTCTTTAAACAACCAGGTGGAGTTATAGAGGTTGCTCCTGGAGATCTCCCTGAGAACCCAGAAGCTAATGACCATATCTTTGCATCAGGTAGGTGGTGGAAGATCAACCAGAGGGCTGAGAACATCAATAACCTGCCTCCTGGTTACTACATACAGATGCTTGCCGGCAAGAACTTGGACTGGATCAGGTGTTATGCAGAAGGTAAGTATACCTATGTGCAAGAAGGTAAACCTGTCTGGATTGAATATAACGATGCTCTAATGAGTGGGGACGTTGAATACGACCCATCCCTGCCCATACAGATAGGTTTAGACTTTGGATTAACCCCTGCTGCGGTTATAGGCCAACGTTTGAACAATGGTAGATGGATAGTCCTGCACGAGATCGTTACTTCTGACATGGGTCTGGAGAGATTCGGCCAGCAATTACTTGCTGAGTTAAATGCTAGGTTTCCTAATGCCCAAGTAATGATATGGGGTGATCCTGCTGGGATGCAGCGGGACCAGATCTATGAGGTTACAGCGTTTGACCACCTTAGAACACTAGGACTTAGGGCGCAGCCTACTCCATCCAATGACTTTAAGGTAAGGCGCGAGTCTGGTGCAGCCCCGATGCAGAGGCTAATCGCTGGGAAGCCTGGCCTGATTGTATCTACTTCCTGCAAGATGCTTAGAAAGTCCCTGTCTGGTGGCTATCACTTCAAGAGAATCTCTGTTGGAGCTGGCCACGAGAGGTTTAGAGATGCGCCTAACAAGAATGAGCACTCCCACGTAGGTGATGCGTTTGGCTACCTACTGCTTGGTGGTGGCGAGCATAAAAGGATGACCAGAAGCACGCAGTCGCATTCCTCTACAATCTTTGCTAAGACAGTTATTAACGCTGACTTCGATGTATTTGGACATTAAAGAGGTTATTAAACACTTGCCGCGTATTGCTGGCGTGGAATATAGGCCATCAGAGATAGGTGATGTAGATAATATTGCTGCTGTAGAGTTTTGGGGACTGACAAGTGAGCATCTTGCTGTTTTAAAGCAAACCATTGAAATACAAAGGAGATATGGCGCTTACTCCTTGACAGTGCACCTACATAACAAACCTGTAGCCTTATTTGGCTGCATACTAATGTGGCATGGAGTTGCTGAGTTGTGGGCATTGCTTAGTAAGGATACCTTCAAGAGGCCGTTAGCCTTATCTAAGTGTGCTCTAACCTTCGCTGACATCTGTGAAATATCCTTAAAGTTGCATAGATTGCAGATTCATGTTAAAAGCAGTAATGAAAGAGCCGTTAAATGGGGCGAATTCTTGGGTTTTAATATTGAAGGTAAGTTAATTCAATTTACTCAAGACAAACAGGATTGTTACATAATGTCTAGGAGGTAGTATGGGTGGAGGCGGAGGCGGTGGGGCAGCAGCAGCAGCAGAGCAGCTCCAAATGCAAAAGGAAGAAACCTTAAAGTTGGCAGCCGATGCTGATGCTACCAAGATCAAGCTGGCAGAGGAACTTGCTGCTAAGAGGAAAACCAGACTTACCGGTGGTAACAGAGCACTTCTCTCGCAAGAACGGATGGCTCCTGAAACCGGCGTTATGTCAGAGTCTCTAGGTGCTGGTATTAAATAGTAATGCCAATTACTGTACTAAGGGATTCGACTGATACCCATTCTATTAGCGTATCGCCAAGCTATACAGATATGTTCTCTGTACAGCAATTGGTTGGCTCTGACAAACCGCTTCCAACGGAAGATGTTAACCACCTTAGATTACAGGAGGGTCGTGCGTACTGTCTGTACGTTACCCGTAATAACGGTAATAAGTTAGCGGCCGGTGCAAGTCTTGACATAGCTGTTGCCTTTGCCAGTGGCGTATATCCACACATAGTAGCCACCTATCTGTGTGGTGGCTCTGCTGAGTTTTATATATACGAAGGCTCAACTGTTAGCAATGGGACAGCTGGAGTTACGAAAAAGCGGAATAGGTCTTCTACAATTGCTAGCCAAAGCGCATCAACTATTAATCCAACAGTCTCTAGTATAGGAACAGAGCTATTTGCTGGCCAAATCATTACCGGCCAAGGATCGGGGAGCAGTGGTGGGGCGGCAGGAATAGATGAATACGTTTTAAGCCCATTGACCACCTATTTATTTCGTGTTACTAATCGCAGCAACACAGCTGAAATCGCTCAAGTCCACTTGGACTGGTATGAGTAATCGTGCAACTTGCTGAAACTAAAGGTTAATTATGGACTATGGCGATAGAAAGGATGGTTCTGCAAAAGGCATGGGGTTCTTTGGCGAGCTTGAGCGTCCAGATGGCGGTGTATCAACAGAAATATCTGTTGGGGTTGGCATGAATGGTGAGGAAATGGACATCCCATTGATTGTCCCAACTCTTAATAAAAAAGAACTTGATTACTTGTTAAAGACAGATCTTAAGGATAAATCTTTTTTTAGCAATATGCCGAGATCTATAATGAAAAAAGCATTTGACCACGCGAGCACTCGTGTTAAAGCTGGCAAGTCCCCATTTGCTGATGACGACGAAGCTTCTGACGCTCCAAGCAAATGATATTTAGGGTGCATAAAACTTTAAAGGTTTACTATGGATAAGAAACTGACCGTTGCTGACATTTTAAAAAGACATGACATAGCGATCAGGAAGAAAGAGGACTTCAGAAGCCTGTACGATGACGCTTATGAGTTCGCTTTGCCACAACGTAACCTGTATGACGGGTTCTACGATGGTAATGTAGGTGGTGCAAAGAAGATGAACCGTATCTTTGATGCTACAGCCATCAACTCAACCCAAAGATTTGCCAATAGAATCCAATCTGGCATCTTCCCTCCACAATCTAAGTGGTGCCGACTTGAGCCTGGTCCAGATATCCCTTTGGATAGACGGGTTGAAGCTCAAACAGCACTAGAAGTCTACAACGACAAGCTGTTCGCTGCAATTAAGCAGTCCAACTTTGACATTGCTATGGGGGAGTTCCTTCTAGACCTGTGTGTTGGCACCGCTGTTATGATGATTCAGCCAGGTGATGACGTTAACCCTATTAACTTCATACCGGTACCTCAGTTCCTTGTGGCTTTTGAGGAAGGTGCTAACGGTAAAGTGGATAACGTCTACCGCCGGATGCGTATTAAGGCTGAGTCTATCCAGCAACAGTGGAGTGACGCTATCATTGAGGGCAGGCTTAAGACTCTGGTTGAGAACACTCCAACAGAAGACGTGGAATTGCTTGAGGCAACCATATTTGATGCAGAAAAGAGTGAATTTATGTATTATGTGATACACAAAGAGAGTAAGTCTCAGATTGTGTACCGCAAAATGAAGTCTAGCCCGTGGATTGTTGCACGTTACATGAAGGTGGCTGGTGAGATATACGGCAGAGGTCCGTTAATTACAGCGCTTCCAGATATTAAAACGCTCAACAAGACTCTTGAGCTTGTCCTGAAGAATGCAAGTCTAGCAATCGCCGGAGTCTACACCGCTGCTGACGATGGCGTACTCAATCCCAACACGGTACAAATAAGCCCTGGTGCCATCATACCTGTTGCCCGTAACGGTGGGCCACAAGGTGAGGCTCTGAAGCCTTTGCCTAGAGCTGGTGACTTTAATGTCTCTCAGATCATTATGAATGACTTGAGGATGAACATTAAGTCCATTCTGCTGGATGAGAGCCTGCCACCAGACAATATGAGCGCTAGATCCGCTACTGAGGTTATGGAGAGGATGAAGCAGTTATCCCAAAACCTTGGCTCTGCGTTCGGTAGACTGATTAATGAAACAATGATTCCTATAGTATCCAAGATACTGGATATAATGGATGACCGTGGGCTGATAGACTTACCACTACGCGTGAACGGGCTAGAGATTAAGATCACCCCTGTATCGCCATTGGCTATGTCTCAGTCTATGGAAGAAGTGCAAAACATTATTCAATTCATGAAGATAGCCGAGAGCATTGGGCAGGAAGGCAAGATGATGATTAAGGTTAGCGCAATGCTAGATCTGATTGCAGAGAAGATGGCTATCCCTCGCGTCATTATGAATAGCCCAGCCGAGCGTCAGATGATGATTCAGCAGGCTACCGATGCAGCTCAACAGGTTGCACAGCAGAATCCAGAGCTTGCATCTAAAGTTGTTGAAGGTATGGCTAAGAACCCTGGCGCTATAATGGGATGAAGTGCGTAGACTGCAAGAACTTCTCCTTGCAAGCCTTAGATATGTCTAAGTATGGATTTGGACTATGTGCTAAGAAGCCTGACTGGGAGTATCAAAGCTATCAATACGTGCATGGATGTCAAATGTTTGCACCAGCCCCACCAGACGCTCCTCCAAAGCGTATATCGTGGATTAATAAACAGTTATCAAAGATGAAAAAGGATACAAATAAGTGGAAGATGGTTGGGAAGGGTTAGCGTCAGCTACCGTTACAGATATACGGGAAGTAATAACTGCAAGGGAAGATACTGACCGGTTATGTCTTCGTGTGTTTGGAAGTGAGGATGGAGCTAAGCTGCTGGCGTGGCTTAGACAAACCATCATAGAGCATCCAGTATGCGTTCCAGGGTCGGACCCAAGCTTCGGATATTACAGAGAAGGGCAATGTTCCGTGGTGAGGGATTTAGAAGCTAGAATTAAGAGGTCAAAAAAACTTTAAGGAGTAATTAATGGAAGAAAGCAAGAGCCAGCCCCAATCAGAGAATAGTGAGGGCTTACTGGCAGGAATTACATCACCAACAGACGTTGTAGCGCCACAAGAAGTTACTATAGATCATAGAGTTCCAGAGGAGAGTGATACTCCGGCAGATCGCCCAGCGTGGTGGCCTGAGAATTTCTGGAAGAAAGAAGACGCGGAGCCAGATCTTGAGGCTATCGCCAAGTCATGGACAGACCTACGTAAGCAGATTAGCCAAGGAAAGCACAAGGCTCCTGTAGATGGCAATTACGATTACGCTGCATTCGGCTCTGTTCCAGATACCGATCCAGTCCGTCAGCACGTCGAAGGTTGGGCTAAAGAGTATGGAGTTAGCCAAGCCGCACTAGACTCCCTCGTAGGAAAGGTTGTTGAGTTAAACGCTTCTAAAGCAGAGGTGTCAAACTTTAATGCAGCTGAAGAAAAGAAGTCTTTAGGGGCTAATTCGGATGCCATCATTAAGGGTATGGTAGACTGGGCCAATGGTCTAGTTAACAAGGGAGTCTGGGGACCGGATGACTTTAATGAATTTAAGGTTATGGGTGGCACAGCCAACGGGATCAAGGCTCTGATGAAGTTAAGGCAGAGTTATGAAGGTCGAATCCCAATGAATAGCGCCCCTATAGATGGTGCCCCGTCTAAAGATGAGCTGTATCAGATGGTTTCTGACCCTAGATACAAGACAGATGTCTCATACAGAGCTAAAGTAGAGAAGATGTTTGCAGCTCAATTCCAGAATTAAATCTTGGTAGTGCCCTTTGCCCGCTTCGGCGGGTTTTTTTTTGCTCATTTTTTACTAAGTGTTTGACTATGTAATAATAATAATGTAAAAGGGTTCTAAGGCATACCGTATTTGCGGCCCTTAATTCAAGTATCCTTGACGATTGGCTGACGTAATCAGCAAGCCAGGCCCGTAATCCTACGGCACACCAATAGCGAAACCCTTTTTTTTAAACCTGTTCTTAGGAGAACACAAATGAGCG